CTCGTCATTGCTGCAGCCAGGCGCAATGGTGGTTGAGATCAGCTGCGTTTGCTCTGGTGTCCAGAGCGTGATGCTAGAAGTCATCGGATGTGATAGTTGGGTTGGCAGTTAATGCCCATGAAGGCAGGCTGAGCGTTTGGCAGTGATCGCCGTAGCCCGGCCATTCCTTGGTGGCTTGGCAGTCGGCAATCACGCGCATGTCACGTTGCCGCAGCTCATCACCAGCAGCCATGGCCGCGGCATCAAGCTCATAGACCGCAACCGCGTACGGAGCAGTCTTCTCAACGGCAATGAACACAAACCGCTCAGCACCGTGTAAGCCGGCTAGGTAGTGGCTCGCTTGCACATGGTAGCGGAAGGTAGCCACGCTACGGGCAAAGCCGGCAGGGCTGGCATCCGTCGTGGTCTTGAGATCCACCACAGTGGCGCCGGCGTACCAGTCAGGGCGGCATTTGCAGCGCAGCCCAGTAGCAGCGTCATCCCACCAGAAGGACTGCTCAGCCTTGCCATGGGCAAGCAGTGCTGCTGCTGCGGCGTGCTGCCTGACGGCATTGTTCATGGCAATCGCCAACGACCAATCTGCATCGGTCACAGCTTCAATGCCACGCGCTGCAAGCTCTGCCGCTTGCTCCTTGCCGGCCTTGGTATTGCGCGGTGCGCAGCGGCTGTAGCGCTTGCCAAGCTCCTCGGGTTCCAGCACTGCGCAATGCGCCAGCGATCCAAGCCGCATGGCAGCAGTTGGTTCCGGCGCGCTGCGCTTCGGGTCGAGGTAGCGGCTGAAGTAGTGGTAGGGAGATTTAGCCACTGCGTGCAGGTGGCTGGCACTAACTGCTGGGTCGGCGTGGTAGTCAGCGTTGCTAGTCATACCGCTGCACCGCTGCGCAGTTGGCGGTGCATCCGGCTAGCGGTGCCGTAGGTGGCGACTAGCTCAGGGAACGCATCCAGCAGGCGGCGCTTATTGCCGGGATCAGCCTTGAGGCCAGCGTGCGCTAGCGCTTGGAAGAATCCACCGCCGTGCTGGTAGGCGGTGGCAAATGTCCAGTAGATGTCTGCTTCAGTCATGGCTTGAGTTGTTCTTGGCAGGCGTGATGGCTGTAGGCGGGCTGCTGGCGGCCGGTGTCGTAGGCCATTGCCCAGACGCCGAAGATGATTGCCAGCACGGCAAAGCGGTTCAGATTGTTCATGCCATCAGCGCCTTGCGGACGCGATAGGTGGACAGGTTGAGGCGATCAGCAATGCGCTTCTGGCTCAGGCCAGTACGGCGCAGTACGCGGATGCGGCGGTCGTCAGAGGCAGTGAGCCAGTCGATCACGGCGACTACTACCAGCAGTGGCAGCAGCAGCTTCCAGATAACTAGCAGTGCGGTTGTAAGCATGGTTGGGGTCGCAATGTGTGGTTGCCGGATTGGGATCGGCTCCGGCGGGCCGCGTGGGGTCAGTTTGCTAGGCGTTTGGCGCGGGCTGCCATTGCGCCAACCATGATGTATGTGTCGTATTCGCGCTGATAGCGGTGGTAATCGGCCATGCTTGGCCACCGCAGTGAAGTCCCGAATTGCTCTTTGCGAAGCCGAGCACAGCGGAGAATGTTGTGCCAGTCAGAAGCGTTCATGGTTCTCGGGGTGGGGTGCAGGACTGGTTGCCTGCTGTCCCCATATCCTACACCATGCGCCGCCGTGGTCAACCTTGCCTAGTAACGGATCGACACAGTTGCGGTGCCATCTAGCGGCACGCCCAGTCGGTAGGCGGCGCCGGCGCTGAGATCCAGCGAGTTGCAGTCGCAGCGATCAGTGACTGGCACGGTCAGCAAGCGCCCGCGGTGTTGCACCGTGACGCGCGTGCCGCATGGCAACCATGGATGGGCGGCCGACACATCCCAGTGCCGGTAGATGCCGCCGCAGTACGTGGTGCGCCCGTGATACCAGCCGTCGTAGACGGTGGCAGTCACCTGCCGGGCTTGAGCAGGCGACAGCAGCAGGATTGCTGCAGCGATCAGTGCACGCATGATGCTTGAGGTGATTTGGGTGCCGGGCCAACCGGCGGTGCAGCCTTACTTAGGGCGTGTTGGGCTCGTGGTGACGCGTCGTGTACCCGGTTCCGCGGAGGTTCGGTTTAGCGAGGGATCCTCTCCCCTCGTGCAACCACTATACACCATCGGCAACCGTGAGCAACCGCTCCGCATCGCTGACCGAGCGCGCCACGCCGGCAATGCCACCAGCCGCCTGGACCGCATCCAACCACTGCTGCTGCTCAGGGCGCAGCCTGCCGGTTGCGGTCTTGACCTCAATGCTGGTGAACACCGCTACCTGCGTGCCGACCATCTCGGGCGTAATGGTGACGCGCTTCCAGCCGATCAAGTCAGCGCTGCCCTTGCATAGGCCGAACTGAACTGGGCGGCCATTCTGGTCCTTGAGCGTGCCGGTGTTGTTGCGGAACAGGCGCGTGTCACCGTTGCTGCAGACGATGCGGATGTGCTGCTGGATTTGCTGCTCGGTCACTCATCCGCCATAACGCTTCGCCAGTCTGGCCTGATAGACCCTCTCAGCCCATCCTCGCTTGTAGCCGCGTTGCTGCGCTAGCTGGCGTAGATCGTCGAGGGACTGGGCGCTGCCTTGCTCCCGCTTGCGTTGGCGTGCAGCCATCTCCACCAACTCCCCATCCACCTGTTGCAACTCGCGGCGCTCCTGCGGCGCAAACACATGACCGCATTCGCGGCATACCTGCACCGCACTGGCACTAGTGGCGAAGCACTGCGGGCAGACCTTGACCGATGGCGCCTGCTCGCGGTCGCGCTTTTTGATGCCATCTAGGGTCCAGTCTCGTGGTTCTAAGTGGTGTCCCATCCTGAGCGTGTTGCCGACGTGGTCGAGCACCACAGCACGCTTGCCAGGTTGCGGACGCAGGCACCTGCCGATCATCTGCAGATGCAGCGCCACGCTTGCTGTAGGGCGCAGCAGGATGCAGCCGCCGACTGATGGCACGTCCACGCCTTCACCGATCAATGCGCAACTGGTGAGCACCTTGATGCGACCTATCGCTAAATCAGCCAATAGCTGCCTTCTATTGGCTGCATCCATGCTGCCGTCGATACTGGCCGCGGCGATGCCTGCTGACTGGAAGAGTGCCGCCACTGCCTCCGCGTGCGCCACTGAGCAGCAGAACGCGATTGCCGTCTGGCCTAGCAGGTGCTTGCGGTAGTGGCCAAGGCAGTCACCCATGATTGTGCCGACGCGCTGCTCAGACTCCTTGGGGTCGAAGTCACCCATCCGCTTGCGTAGGCCGGTGCTATCGAAGCCCGGCGGTGCCAGCACCTTGGCAGCGGCGAGGAATCCGGCATCTGTGAGCTGCTGCGCTGTTGGGCCTTGCACCATCGCTTGATAGTGCTCGCCAAGGCCGCGGCCATCGCTGCGGATCGGTGTTGCCGTTACACCCAGCAGCTTGGCGTTATGGAAGTGCTGAACCGTTTTGGCCCACGTGCCAGCCGTGGTGTGGTGTGCCTCATCAACCACTAGAAGCTGGAAGAAATCACGCGGCAGCAGGTGCAGCCGGCGTGCAACGGTTTGCACGCTGGCAATCTGCACGGCATGGCTGAGATCCATGCTGCGGCCAGCGCTGATACGGCCATGCGGCATTGGCATAGCGCGGCTGGCCTGATCCAGCAGCTCTTGCCGGTGCACAAGCACCAGCACGCGGTTGCCCTTGCGGCTGGCTTGCTCTGCGATGTAGCTAAAGCACACCGTTTTGCCGCCGCCGGTCGGCAGCACTGCTAGGACTGACTTATGCCCTAACTGATACTGCAGGCGGATGTCGTTGATTAGTTGTTGTTGGTAGGGGCGAAGTTGCATCACACCAGCTCCCCCTGACGGTTGCTGGCCACCTCAGCCAGGTTCTTGACTGCGCAGTTGAAATACGAAGGCTTCAGCTCAAACCCGACAAATTGGCGCCCGGATTGGATGCTGCAGTAGCCCTCGCTGCCGATGCCGGCGAACGGCGATAACACCACGTCGCCTGGGTTGCTCCATAGCTGCAGGCCGCGGCGGATCACCTCCAGCTGCAGCGGGCAGATGTGTCGTTCATCCTCATTGGCGCGTGCGCTGCGGTATTGCAGCGTGTCCGATGGGTTGATGTCCATCCATACAGGGCTGGCGTAGCGCTGCCAGATGTTGATCGAGTCCTTAATCGGGTCGCCGCTTTTGGATGGTGGATTCTCACCAGCAAACTCCGTGAACGGGCCAGCCACCGGCTCGGGGTTGTCGCCCAGCTTGCGCACGGTCACGAGGTAGTCAGGAATGCCCTGGCGGCTGAGTGCTGAATCCTTACGCACTTGCTTATGCAGCAGGCCGATTGCCTTGGTGCGCTGCATTGCGGTGACGGGATCCTTCCAGATGCACACCTCGCTATGAAAGACAAAACCAGCAGCCTGGAAGATGCGCAGCATGTCGCCGCGGAAATCCTTCACACCAATGAAACCATCGCGTTCTTTGCTGCTGGGCAGATTCATGCAATGGAAGCTGATCAACCGGCCAGGCATCATCACGCGATGCAGCTCGCTGGCAAGGAATCCAAAGTGATCAAAGAACTCCTGCTCAGTGCGGCTGTTGCCCATGTCGCGGTCGCTGTTGCTGTAGGTATAAAGCGACGCGAACGGCGGGCTGAAGATGCTGTAGTGGATGGAGTTGCCGTCGAGTTGCTTGATGCTTTCCACGCAGTCACCCATATACATATCCCATCCATCACCGGACTTGTGCTCGGTGATGTGCGGTGCCACTTGGCGTTGGATCTTTTTGAGTTGTTCCATGGTTTGTTGCTTCATGATTTCAACCATTGATTGAGCCATTTGGATGCTGTCCGCTTCCTTGCGGCGGATGTTGTCGATCACGCGACCTTCAGCCACGTCGTAGATGATGTGAGCGTTGACGGGCTGCTGTTGGCCAAATCGCCAGCAGCGACGGATGGCTTGATAAAACGCCTCATAGCTGTGCGACAGGCCAACGAATGCGACGTTGTGGCAGCGCTGGAAGTTGAGGCCAAAACCAAAGATGCTGGGCTTGCTGACCAGCACGCGGATCTTGCCATCTTGGAAATCGATGGCGGCTTGCCGCTTGTGGTCATCGGAGTCTGAGCCCGACACCTCGACAGCGCCATCAATGGCAGCGGTGAGCGCCTTGCTCTCGTCGTTGAGATCACACCACACCAGCCATTGCTCAGTGTTGCTGTTGGCCAGCTTGGCAGTGGCTGCAACGCGGAGCGCAAGCGATGCCTTGCGCACCTTGCGTTGGTCATTGAGCGTACGAGCCTCCATGGCAAACAACGCCATCTGGCCGTCATCACCTGCTGTTGCCTCGCGTGGCGTCTCAACCGTGCAGTCTTGGATCTGCAACGCCGGCAGGATGAAGCTGTCATCGTCGTAGCCAAGGTCTGATGGCTTGCGGATGGTGACGGCCCAACTGCAGACCCACTCCCAAAACTTGTCTCGCGCGTGACCCTTGAGTCGCCACTTAGCAGTGTCGCCGCCGTCATGCACAAAGAACATGGCCAGCATCTCAGTGCGGGTCATCACGCCGATGAACTCAGCATGGTTGCCAAGCTCCATGTGGTCATTGGGTGCTGGCGTGGCGGAGCAGGCTAGGCGGAATGGAGTGAGGCTGAACGACTCGATGATCTGGTTGCGGATCTTGCCCGTATATGCCTTGAGGATGCTGCTCTCATCAAGCACCACGCCTTGGAAGGCGGATGGGTCGAAGTGGGTCAGCTTCTCGTAGTTGGTGATCGTGATGCCGGGCTTGACCTCGGCCTGCGTGGCAGCGAACGAGCATGGGATGCCGAACTTGCTGCCCTCGCGCACGGTCTGGTGTGCAACGGCAAGGGGCGCCAGTACTAGCACGTTGGCGCCAGTGTGCTGATGCACCTGATGCGCCCACTCAAGCTGCATGGCGGTTTTGCCCATGCCGCAGTCGGCCCAGATGCAGAACTTGCCGACGCGGCAAGCCATGGTCACGATGTCCCGCTGAAACGGGAATAGCGGCGCTGTGAATTGCTGCGGGTCAAAGCCGGCAACAGGTGCTGCAGTGGATTTGGAAGCTAAGAAGTCTTGGTAGGTCATGGCAGTGTGCAGCCACTTGCAAGCGTAGCAGTCACGGCTACACTAGGCAAGCATTCCGCCATAACCCGTGCGACTGACCCATCCAATCCATATACGGCTCACGCCGGATCTGCTGCAGCGGCTTGATTCTTGGCGTGGTGATCGCATGAACCGCGCCACCGCCATCAGGCTGCTACTGGAGCAGGCGCTTAAGGAGTCCAAGTGAGCCTGCAGCAAGAATTGGCCCGCCTGCCCAATGACTGGGGTTATGTCGCAGTTGACGGTCAAAAGCGCCCGTATCAGCCTGCGTGGCAAGACAACCCACTAAATAAGGATGCGCTACTGGCCGAACTGAGCAGCGGTCGCGCGCGTGCCATTGGCGTGTGCTGCGGCGTGCCATCTGGTGGGCTGTTGTTTTTGGACCACGATGGCAAGTCAGCCAGCACGCTCTTGGCTGAGTGGGATCTGCCGCTGTCGTCCCTGCCGCGCAGCTGGGTGGTCAAGTCAGGCCGCGATGGCCGGATGCAAATCATCTACCGCGTGCCTGAGCAGTACTGGGATGAGATCACCACGCGCAAATACAAGACCGGCGTCATTGATGACGACGGCAAGGCCGAGCAAGTGGAGTTGCGCTGGAACGGCTGCCAGTCCGTCGTAGCCGGGGCACACCCACAAACCACCGGCTACTACTGGGTGCTAGGCCATGGGCCAGGTGACCGCGACATAGCAGAAGCGCCGCTTGGACTGATTGAGCGGATGCTCAAGCCGCAGCCGCAGCCGCAGCCGGTGCGCGCCGAGCTAGTCCAGATGCCTGACCCGCAAGGCGATGCAGATCGCGCGCGGTCATACCTCGCCGCATTGGATGCCAGCCGCGCTGATGACTACGACGACTGGCTTGCGGTTGGCATGTCGCTTCACAGCGTCGGTGATGACAACCTGCTCGATCAATGGGAGCAGTGGTCGGCGCAGTCCGCTAAGCACAAACCCAGCGACTGCCAACGCAAGTGGCGGAGCTTTAAGAAATCCGGCATCACGCTCGGCACCCTTGGCGACATGGCCAAGAAAGACGGATGGCGCAGCGCTAGCCCAGTGCGGCGCGAGGTTGGCGGCCGCACCGCTGACCCGGAGCCGCAGGCAGGTGGCCGCGCGCCAGTAGGCGGCAGCCCGCAAAAGCTAGAGGCTGCTGAGCTGCTGGAGTACCTGCGTCGCAATGCCGGTGACATCAGGCTCAACATCTTTACCCAGCAGATCGAGGTCGATAACCAAGTGATCGAAGGCGTCGACCGCTATTACCTCAAGCTGGCAGAGCAGGGCTACAAGGTCGGCAAGGAGCTTGCCATTGATTGCTTGGTCCAAGTGGCAAGCGAGAAGCCATATGACCCGGTGCGCCTTTACCTAGAGCATTGCGCCGACCACGTTGCACCGACCTACATCGACAGGCTGGCCACCGCTTACCTACGGCCGTGCGATGCCGCGTTGCCGGAGCCGACCATCTATGACGAGATGCTCAAGCGCACGCTAATCGGTGCCGTGGCGCGTGCCTTCAATCCTGGCTGCAAGCACGACACCGCCTGCGTATTGATGGGCGATCAAGGTGCCTACAAGTCCAGCTTCTGGGGTTGCCTAGGTGGCCCGTTCTTCTCAGATGCGTTAGGCGACATCAGCACAAAAGACGACGTGATGGTGCTCCATCGGTCGTGGATGATGGAATGGGCGGAGCTTGACCACATCACGGGCAGGCGTCACGCCGGACAGGTAAAAGCCTTTCTTTCGCAGGCTATTGATCTAATGCGCGTGCCATATGGCAAGGAAGTTGAGTCGTTTCCAAGGCGTGGCATCATTGTTGGCACAACTAACAAAACCACTGGGTTTCTGGTGGATGAAACCGGTAATCGCCGCTTCTGGGTCATCCCGACCACTAAGACGCAGCAGGACCAGATTGATACCGCTTCACTGATGCTTGAACGCGATGCGATTTGGTCCGCTGTTGTACATGCCTACAGGGCAGGTGAGACTAACCGGCTACCTGTTGAGATGGAAGTCAAGGTGACCGAAGAGAATGATAACTACGTGATTGACTCGCCATGGCGTAGTGCCATTGCGGAATATCTTGCCCGCAGGCGTTCTACTGATGTGCTCACGATTGAGGACGTTCTTACTCACGGAATCAAAAAACCACTGGAGCGCCAGAACCGATCGGATCAGATGCAGGTGGCTGCGATTCTCAAGGATCTCGGGTTGGTCCGCAAACGAGAGGCGACAGGCAAGAGACGTTGGCACTACGCCCCGTCCTAAGTGGGTGCGGACGGCGAGATCCATTGCAGTGATTGGGTTTTGAGCCGTCCTATCCCCGTCTGGTCCTACATAGGGTTTAAGAGTTTCCTAATCCCCCTCCCCCTCCCCTCTCTTTATCCCATTTTATTAAGAGGTTAGGACGGTAGGACGGTAGGACAAGACCAGTTGCCGCAAGGCGTCTCACCGTCCGAACCCCGCAAACTGCGTTAGGACGCCGCTTTTTGCCTATGCTCCGCCTCGATTGGAACCACTGAATGCCCGAAATCAAGATCAATGTCACCGCTGATGACCTAGCGCGCTTGAACGCTGAAGCAGCAGCGCATGGCATCCCGCGTGCTCATCTGATCCGGCAGCGTGCTTTGAGCGGTGGGGTTGTTGCAGGATTGACCACGACGGCGTACCATGCGCTGGTGGCGGACGCCTGCGCCTTCATGCGTGGTGACCTGAACCGCCGTCACGTTGAAACTCTCGTTGCATATGTCATCGCTCATTCACATTCCAGCCAAGCAGCAGCCGGTGATCAATCGGCTACATGACACCATGACCCAAGCAGTGGCGTATGCCGCAGCCATTGCCGACAACGCCATTGATGACGGCGTACCGCTACCCATGGAACTCGTGGATAGCTTCGCCGCTGATTACGAACGCATCATCACCAGCCTCGTTACTGCCGCCACCGCCAAATGAAAGCCGTTACCTGCCAAGCTGATCTCGATCACGCGCTGCGCACCATTGCGCCTGCTGTTGGCCATCGCAGCAGCCATCCGATCCTTGACTGCTGTCTGATCCAAGCCGCTGGTGGCGCCATGACCATCACCGGCTTCAATCTTGACCTTGGCATCACCGTCACCATCCCAGCCGCAGTAGAGACCGATGGCGCTGTAGCGCTGCCGTATCGGCTGCTGGCTGGTCTTGTGAGCCGCTTTGACGGCGATGAGGCCCTGACCCTCGCAGATGGCGCTCTGACCGCTTCCGCGGGCTCCTACGGGCTTGCGGAGGCTGATGCGGCGGATTACCCCGCGCTGCCGGTTGTAGACGCTGCTACGAGCGAGCTGCACCTATCCGCCGGCATCCGCGCCTGCATGGCAGCTGCCAGCACCGACGCCAGCAAGCAGATGCTCCAAGGCATCCACCTCGGCAGCGGCCACATAGAAGCCACTGACGGCCATCGCCTGATGCGTTACGCCATTGATCTGCCAGATGGCCTAGACCTCGTGCTGCCAGTCAGCACCATGCGTTTGCTGCAAGATCGCGTGGTCACCATCGCCGTTGCCAAAGGGCAAGCTGTGATCGACGCAGGTGACGGCATCACCATCTACAGCCGCATCATGGACGGCACCTACCCAGACGTGGCCAAGCTGGTACCCGCTGAGTTCAAAAGCGCCATCACCGCCGACCGTCGCCGATTGACCCGTGCACTGGAGCGTGTCGCCATCATCGCCGATGCGCACAACTCCATCGTCAAGATCGAGGCAGTAGGTGGCACCATCGCCATCACTGCCGAATCAGACGCCAACAACGGCAAGGAGTTACTCAAGGTGGAAGGCACCGCCAATGACGCATGGGCGTTTAACGTCCACTACCTGCTAGACGGCATCAAGGCGTTCAAGCCCGCAGAAACCATTACGCTGCACGCCAATACGGCAACCACACCCGTCGTGTTGACACCTAGTGGCGTGGACGGTGTAACTTATCTTGTAATGCCTGTGCAAGTCCGCAACTAATACGTGGCAAAGAAGAGCACCAAGGATGAGATTCAGAACCGCGTCAACGTGGTTTATGACCTCATCCTGCGTGCTCACAGCCACCATCAGATCGTTCAACACGGTTCCGAGCTGTGGGGCGTCAGCGAACGCCAAGTGCGCGATTACATGGCGGAAGCGCGCAAGCTGATTGCCCTTGACTCAGAGCTAGAGCGCCCGCAATGGCTGCAAGCCGCACTAGCAAGGTTGCAAGATTATGAGCGTGAAGCACGCGCCAAGGGGAACCTCAGCATTGCAATCAAAGCGCTAGAAGATCAGGCCAAGCTGTTGCGGTTTGAGATGTCATGAGCCTGCTAGCCGGCATCTGCCAACCCGGCAGCCTGCTTGGGTTTATGGATGTCGCAACGCAAGAGGACACGGGCGATCTGCTGCAACGCATCCGCGCTGACCTGCACCCTGGCCAGCTTGCGTTTGTGGATGACAGTGACACGCAAATCATTGGCATCTCAGCCGGTTATGGCGCCGGCAAGACACGCGCGCTGTGCGCTAAGGCGGTGATGCTGGCCGCGGCCAATCAAGGCTTTATTGGTGCAGTGATGGAGCCCACCGGCCCTCTAATCCGCGACATTTGGCAGAACGACTTTGAGCAGTTCTTGGAGGCGTATGAGATCCCCTACACCTTCAGGGCAAGCCCGCTGCCTGAGTACATGCTGCACCTGCCAGGCGGCGATACTAAGATCCTGTGCCGCAGTTTTGAGAACTGGAGCCGCATTATCGGCTTGAACCTTGCATGGGTGCTGGCAGATGAGATCGACACGGTGACACCATCTATTGCCAATAAAGCATTCCCGAAGATCCTTGGTCGACTTCGCAGCGGCAACGTGCGGCAGTTTGGCGCTGCATCCACACCGGAGGGTTTCCGCTGGATGTGGAACACCTTTGGCAGCGAGGATGCCAAGGGTCGTGCTGACCGCAAGTTGATCAAGATGCGGTCAGCAGACAACCCACACCTGCCACCGGACTTCATTGAGCGGCTAGAGGCCAACTACGACCCAAACCTGCTGCGGGCGTATCTGGATGGAGAGTTCGTTAACCTCACCACCGGCACTATCTATGACCGCTTCAGCCGCGACAAGCACGTGGTGGTTGAGCTGCCAGACCTAGACCGCGAGCCGCTGCGTATTGGCGTTGATTTCAACGTTGGCAACATGTCTGCCGTGATCGGCATTCGCACCGGCAGCAGCCTGCTACTGATTGATGAGATCAGCGGCGCCCATGACACCGACGCATTGGCGCAAGAGATCCAAGCGCGTTACCCGCAGCGGCGCATCTACATCTACCCAGATGCCAGCGGCGGCAACCGCAGCACCAACGCAAGCCAGACCGATATTCAGATCCTGGAGTCCTACGGCATGTCAAACCAATCGCCACGTGCAAATCCTCCCGTCCGTGATCGCGTGGCTGCTGTTCAGGCTTTGCTGGAAAACGGCAAGGGCCAGGTCAGGCTCACCATCCACCAGCGCTGCAAGCGGCTGATCGAATGCCTGGAGCTGCAGTGCTACACCGACAAGGGCGATCCCGATAAGGATGCCGGCCATGACCACATGAACGACGCGCTGGGCTACTTGGTCTGGCGTGAGTTCAACCCATTGCACGCAGGTGCTGGGCGATCTACAGGCATCAGGCTATATTGATTCCGCCAATCATTAACTCTACCCATGCTCAAGGGCGTCGAACTACTTGCCAAGGTCAAAGAACTGGGCAATGCGCCTAAGTCCGAACTGGTGCGCGCTTGCGGCTACGTGATCAAGGATCGCGTGGCATTCACGCAGTTCTATGAAGCGCTGCTGGAAGCCAAAGGCGTTGACCTAGGCAGCAAGACAGCAAAGCGCGGCCGCGGCCTGACCTACAAGGCAAAGGTGCAATTCAACGGCAAGCTGCAAATCGGTGACGGCTACCTGCGCGAGATGGGTTACGAGCCCGGCGCTGAGTTTGACATCAAGATTGGCCGCAATAGCATCACGCTGACTGCTGCCTAAACTGCATTCATGACTGCGGCGCTGTAATGTACACCGGCTTTAACAACTACGACCGACCCATTGCGCAGCGCCGCGTTACTCGCGTGCAGGATGCCAACACTGCGTGGTACGCACAAGAGGCGCATTGGATCTTGATTGAAGATCTGCTGCAAGGCACATATGGTATGCGCCGCAAGCATCGGCGTTACCTACCGCAAGAGCCACGTGAGCTAGATGAGTCCTACGACAACCGTCTAGCTCGCAGCGTATGCCCGCCGTTTTACCAACGCCTTGAACGGATGCTGGCTGGCATGTTGACGCGCAAGCCCGTACGGCTTGATGACACAGCAGATGTCATCCGTGAGCAGTTATTTGATGTTGACATGCAAGGCGATGATTTAAATGTCTGGACCTATGAAACCACGCGCAAGATGGTCCGTTATGGCCACATTGGTGTACTGGTGGATGCACCTGCTGATGGGGGTAGACCCTACTGGGTGACCTACACACCACGACAGATCCTTGGCTGGCGTGCTGAGCAGCAGGAAGGCCGGCAGGTGTTGACGCAACTGCGACTTGCCGAGACGGTCACCGTGCCTGATGGTGAGTTCGGCGAAAAGGCAGTGGAGCAAATTCGTGTGCTGACGCCAGGTGAATTTCAACTGCACCAGAAGCAGGACAACGGCGACTTCAAGGTTGTCGACGAGGGCCGCACAAGCCTTTTTGAGATTCCCTTCTCGGTTGCTTATGCGCAGCGCCATGGTTTCATGGAGTCACGGCCTCCGCTGGAAGATATTGCCGAGCTGAACCTCAAGGCATATCAGATTCAGAGCGACCTCGACAACCAGCTCCACATCAGCGCTGTGCCGATGCTGGCGTTTTATGGCTTCCCATCTGCAGCAGAGGAAGTCAGCGCTGGACCCGGCGAGGCGATTGCATTCCCCGCTGATGGCCGCGCTGAATACATCGAACCCGCTGGCCGCAGTTTTGATTATCAGTTTCGCAGGCTTGAGCAGCTTGCACTGCAGATCAACGAGCTAGGTCTGTCGGCAGTGCTGGGCCAAAAGCTATCGGCTGAAACTGCTGAGGCAAAGCGCATTGATCGCAGTCAAGGCGACAGCACCATGATGGTGATTGCGCAAAACGTGCAGGACATGATCGACAACTGCCTGAAGTTTCATGCGCAGTACATCGGCAACAACACATCTGCTGGCAGCAGCTACGTCAACCGCGACTTTCTTGGCACACGCCTTGAGCCGCAGGAAATCCAAGCGCTGCTGCAGCTTTACACCGCAGGCACCATCACGCAGGAAACGTTGCTGCGCGAGCTTGCCGAAGGCGATGTACTAGGCGATGACTTTAACGTGGATGAGGAGCTTGAAGCTACGGCCAATGCGGGGCTTGATCTACAACCTGCTGGACTGGGTGACCGACCGCTTAGTGGACCTGATGATCTGGATGGAACCGAGGAAACCGAGGAGGCAAGAGCTTGATTATCACGTCAGCGCCTTGCCGGAACAGGTCTTAGCCATCGTGCGCATCAGCTGGTACAAGGAAGGCAAACCAGATGAAATTGACGAAACGATCTTGTACGAAGACGGCCAAAACGGTTACAACGCATTCGCTGCATTGGTCACCACTGCATTGAACCGCGGCGCTAATGTCAGCATTCGCAGCGGCTACGCACCGGAAGATCTTGGCATTGAACGATGAGCACACCAGAAGCGCTATATCGCAATGCAATAGATCTGAACCGCTACAGCAATAGCGTTGCACGGCGTGTGATCAATGCTTACAACGACATCATCATTGATGCGGTCAATCAACTGCGCACCA